ATCACCGTGGAAGTTTGTCAAGACGCGAACGTTCACGGCAGCATACGGCAAGGAACAGATGGTGGTTGACATTGCCGGGGTTGCCACCCTCGACTATCTTGAGATGTATAAGAAGTTTACATATGCAAACCAAGAGAGTTATCGTCTGGACTATATCTCTCATGTGGAACTCGGTGAGGGTAAGTTGTCCTATGATGAATTCGGAACCTTGCATACCTTGTATAAAAGGGATTATCATAAATTCATTGAGTATAATGTAAAGGATGTGGAACTCGTCAGCCGCCTTGATGATAAAATGAAATTCATTGAGATGGCAGTTGCGCTCGCGTATTCGGCAAAGGTGAACTTTGATGATGTGTTCTCCCAGGTGAAGATGTGGGATAGCATTTGTTATCATCACCTTCGCCCCAAGAACATTGTGGTGCCTCCTAGGAGAAGTGCCGACAAGGACTTTCGGTATGAGGGAGCATATGTCAAGGCACCGCAAGTGGGTGCCCATGACTGGGTGGTTTCTTTTGACTTGAATTCTCTGTATCCTCATTTGATGATGCAGTATAACTTGAGTCCCGAAAAACTGGTCCCTATTGACAGGGTTCCCGAAGACCTTCGTGGTTCCTTGTCTGGCATGGATGATGTGTCTAAGGTTATTGAAAAGACTTTTGATACTTCTCTTCTGGACAAGTATGCGTTGACTGCCGCGCCCAATGGCCAATTCTTTAGGACAGATTCACAGGGATTTCTTCCTGAGATTCTTGAAGACTTGTATCGAAAGCGAACTGAATCAAAGAAGAAGATGATTGAGTTTCAGAAACTTGCCGAGAAATCTTCGGGAGTGGAGAAGCGCAGACATCTAAATCAGGTTGCCAAGCACAACAACGATCAGCTTGCTCGAAAGGTGCAGTTGAATAGTGCCTATGGCGCATTGGGAAATAAGTGGTTCAGGTTCTTTGATGTTCGCATTGCCGAGGCAGTTACCAAGGCAGGCCAGTTGTCCATTCGTTGGATTGAGGAGAGAATGAATGAATACATGAATGATGCTCTGGAAACAGAAGGAGGAGATTTTGTAATTGCTTCGGACACAGATTCCATTTACGTTCGCTTCGATGAAGTGATTCAGATGGTATATGGGGACGAGCCAGTCACAGACGAAAGAGTTGTTGATTTTCTTGACAAGGCATCTTCCGAACGAATTGAACCCTATATCGACAAGTGTTATAATGACCTTGCCGATTATATGAATGCGTTTGACCAGAAGATGTTCATGAAGAGGGAAGCAATTGCATCCAGAGGGATCTGGACTGCAAAGAAGCGGTATGCCCTCAATGTCTATGACAACGAAGGTGTGCGATATGCAGAACCCAAGTTGAAAATCATGGGAATGGAGGCCGTCAAGTCTTCGACTCCAGAAGTGTGTCGAGAGAAAATTAAAGATGCACTCAAGGTAATCATGAGCGGAACCGAAAAGGATACGCAAAAGTTTATTGATGACTTCAAGGAGGAGTTTAAATCCCTTCCTCCTGAAGAGGTTGCGTTTCCGAGAGGAGTAAATGGAATAAGAAAGTATGCACCAGACGGTGTGACCTATATAAAACATACCCCCATTCATGTAAAGGGGTCAATCATTTATAATAGGCTGATTGCGGAGAATGGACTCCAAAATGACTATGAAAGGATTGCAGACGGAGATAAAATTAAATTCCTGTATTTGAAATCACCAAACCCTGTAAAGGATTCTGTGATTTCAATTGTCAATAACCTTCCTTCTGAATTTGGATTGAGAGAGTATATTGATTATGACAAACAATTTGTGAAGGCTTTCCTCGATCCTGTCGAGGGAATACTAAAATCGGTGGGCTGGAATTCTGAAGAGACGAGTTCACTAGAAAGGTTTTTTGTATGACAGCAAAGAAGAAAATGAAAAAGAAGGGGAATAATGTAGATAAGGGTCCGCAGGCAGATGTGTCATTGAGTGCCATTCTGTCTGCGGATGCAGAACCCAGTCTGGAAAAGTTGGGTGTATATTTATTAATGAGTGACATTAATAGTGAATCAGTAAAGCCCGTGATTGAATGGATACTTAAAAATAATATCACACAATCCCCAGTTCAAAATTTAACTTTGATTATCAATTCCGGTGGCGGAAGTGTGGGCGATGCGTTTGCATTGATTGACACTATGAAGGGTTCTGCGATTCCTGTGCATACGATTGGCCTGGGGGAAATCTCAAGTGCCGCATTGATGATATTCATGGCAGGGCACAAGGGAGAACGGGTAATGACTCCGAATTCGTCAGTTCTTTCTCACCAATATTCATGGGGAAGGTGGGGAAAGGAGCATGAGTTGGTCAATTCATCTCGCGCAATCGACTTGACTTCCGAAATGATATTGTCTCATTATATGAAATGCACAGGGCTTACCGAAAAGAAGATTCGAGAGGTTCTTTTGCCTCCGCAGGATGTATGGCTGAATGCAAAGGAAGCAAAGAAGTATGGGCTATGTGATAAAGTAAAGGAAATGTATTAATATGGGAACATTCGATTTTCTTGGAGATGTGAAAAAAATAAATCCGTATGTGAATCAGTATGCAGATGTGGATAAGTATATTGATACCGGGTCGTATATTTTCAATGCGTTACTTTCGGGGTCTATTTATGGAGGATTGCCGGGAAATAAAGTGACGGCATTGGCTGGAGAATCTGCAACAGGGAAAACTTATTTTCTTTTGGGCATGATGAGACAGTTTATTGAAGACCACAAAGATGGTGGGATTATTTTCTTTGAAAGTGAATCTGCAATTAGTGAGTCCATGTTGAATCAGCGTGGGATTGATACTAATAGGATTCAAATGTATCCTGTGGCAACAGTAGAGCAATTCCGAACACAGGCAATGACCATATTGAAAAGGGTAGAAGAACTTCCAGAAGGAAAGAGAATGCCTCTTTTGTTTTGTCTGGATAGCCTGGGCCAATTGTCCACTTCAAAAGAAGTAGAGGATGTGACAACGGGAAGCGAAAAGCGAGACATGACCCGCGCCCCCATGATAAAGGGAGCATTTCGTGTTCTGACGATTCAATTGGGCAAGCTCGGAATCCCTATGGTGGTCACAAACCATACCTATGACAAGATTGGTAGCCTATATCCAGAAAAGGAATTGGCAGGGGGAAGTGGATTAAAATATTCTGCCGACTCTATTGTATTTCTTTCAAAGCGAAAGGAAAAGGACGGAAAGGATGTTGTAGGAAATATAGTTCATTGCCGTAACTATAAATCTCGTTTGACTGTAGAAAATAAATTGGTTGATGTTCTTCTTCGTTATGATACTGGTCTAAATAGGTATTATGGTTTGATTGAACTTGGATTGTTGCATGGGATTTTCAAGAGCGTTTCAAATAGAATTGAATTTCCTGATGGCTCCAAGAACTTTGCAAAGCATATCAATGAAGACCCAGAGAAGTATTTCACAAAAGAAATTTTAGACCAATTGGATGCAGCAGCAAGAAAAGAATATTTATATGGAATGAATGAGGAGGAGTCTGAAGATGTGGGATAATGATAATATTAATATTGAAGATTATTATACAGTAGATGCAGAAGATAAAGAACCAAAGGATGTTATTGTTGAAATAATTCTTGGGCCATTTACGGGTATGAAGTATCAATATGGAGAATTTAAATTTATTAAACCAAGCTCTGAGGTAGAAAATAGTTCTTTGGATGTTGAATATGAATTTGATGTTATTCATGTGCCGGATGAAATTCAAAATATTCAATACCCAGATGAAATGAAAGAAAGTTTTGATAGATTGTTGATGAGTATTCTTTTTGATTTGGTGAAGAAACACACAGAAAAAAATGTAAGGGTAGATTATGACGACACGAATAGAGAAGGTGATATTGACGAGTCTTTTGAAAGACGAGTCTTTTATGAAAACAGCACTCCCGTTCTTGAGGAGTGAGTATTTCCATGAGAGGTCGGAGAGGATTGTATTCGATTCAATCGTAGATTATGTAAACAAGTATCAGTCGAATCCGACAAAGGATGCATTGCTCATTGAATTGACTGAAAATGATAATCTCGGAAAGGAATATGAATCTGTAGTAGAAGTGTTTGAAGAGATTGATGCGACATCCATTGATGATTTGGATTCCAAGTGGTTGACGGACAATGCAGAGAAGTTCTGTCAGGATAAGGCAATCTATAATTCAATCATGGAGTCGATTGAAATTCTTGATGGCAAGACGAAGAAGGACAAGGGAGCAATTCCGACGTTGTTGACAGAGGCACTTTCGGTTTCGTTTGATTCTCATATTGGGCACGATTATATCGAGGATGCAGATGACCGATATGCATTTTACACAAAGAAGGAAACTCGCATTCCTTTTGATTTGGATATGCTCAATAAGATTACTGGTGGAGGACTGACGAGCAAGACTCTGAATGTCTTGATGGCATCTCCGGGTGCAGGTAAGACACTCGCAATGTGTCACATGGCAGCAGGATACATGACTGCCGGATTGAATGTCCTATATATTACATTGGAGATGTCGGAGGAAAGAATCTCAGAGAGAATTGATGCCAACCTAATGAACGTTGCAATGGCAGATATTGAATCAATGGGAAAGAAGATATATGACAAGAAGATTGAGGATATTCAAAAGAAGACTGTAGGGAAACTGATTGTAAAAGAGTATCCCACGGTTCAGGCAGGGGCAGGACACTTTAGGCATTTGATAAAAGAGTTGGAGATGAAGCGCAACTTCAAGTCAGATGTTGTCTTCATTGATTATATTAACTTGTGTCAATCAATGGTGTATCGGGGTGCCAATGTTTCGAGCTATGAGAAAATTAAGAGTATTGCGGAAGAGTTGCGTGGGTTGGCTGTCGAACTGGTGGTTCCGATCATTACTGCAACTCAAATTAACAGGTCTGGTGCTGCGAGTTCGGACGTTTCGATGGAAAATGTCGCGGAAAGTTTTGGACTTCCTGCAACGGCTGACTTGTTTTTGGCGTTGATTCGGACGGACGAACTTGATGAATTGGGCCAGATGATGGTCAAGCAACTGAAGAATCGGTATGCAGATATGACGCAGAACCGACGCTTTGTCGTTGGTGTAGACAGAACAAAGATGCGTCTGTTTGATTGTGAAGAAGAAGCACAAGAAGACCTGATGGATGACGATTCCTTGGGGGGTGTTCCTAAAAGGGACTTCTCAGATTTTATTGTTGACTAAATACTACTGTTCTAACATTATTTTATTATAAGGAGATACAATTATGGACTGGCTTACAGCAAACTGGGGAAGTATTTTGGATATTGCATTCAAGGTCGTGGGCATTGCTGCCGTTGTGGCTGCACTCACTCCCAACTCAAGTGATAACAAGGCTGTTGATTTTATCTTGAATATTGTCAACGCTCTTGGTGGAAACGTAGGGAAGGCAAAGAACGGCTAATTCCCTATACAAACATTATGGAACACTTGAAAATTATGGAGTCCCTTGCAAAAATTGCAGAGGATCTTGATAAGAATATAAATCGCTCTGGTGCCAGACTTGCGTCTGCACTCCATTACAAGAATCAAATCATTGCATATGGAGTGAACCAGAATAAGTCCCACCCGTTTCATTCTCAATTCTCGGAGCGCGAAGGTGCCATCTTTCTCCATGCAGAGACAGATGCCATCAAGAATGCTTTGAAGAGAATATCAGAGGATGAACTTTCTAAGGCCACCCTCTATGTTTGCCGAGTCAAGTTTGATTCTGGAAACAGGAAGACCAAGAAGATTACATGGGGGCTTTCTAAACCTTGCGTGGGCTGTCAGCGAGCCATTGCGACCTTTGGGATTCAGAATGTGATTTTTTCAGAAGAAGGAATTGGCAACTATTCTCTCTTATAAATAATATTGTATTATTTTAAGGAGAATTATAATGGCAGCCAAGTTTAATAAAGGAGATGTTTCAGAGGGCATATTAGCTGCTGCTATTACTGCAAGATTTTTATCAAAAACAAAAAGAATTTCAGATTCTGATGTTATTAAAGTAATTAATAAATTAAATAAAGCTCCGAAGGGGGGATCTAAGGGAGCTACTTCCCTCACAGAATTTCGTTCTCCGAATGCCCAGCCTAAAGTTATTGATATTGTGAAGTGTAAAGTTAACCTAGCAGAAGTTAATATGAAGGCGTTTCTTAGTCGGGGAATATATAGAAATAAAGAAATAAAGGAAATTGTCACAGCCGCTGTTAAGTTTGCTAACGGCAACTCTATTATGGAGTGGGCTGATATGATGTATAATAATAATCAAAAAAATATTATAGAGGTTTTGTCGGAAGGATTATTAGATCAAACTGGAACGAAGGTTGATTTGAAGGTTCATATTGATGGAATTCAGGCTGGTGTTGGAATATCATTAAAATATGGAGATGTTAAACAGTTTGGCCAGGTTGGTGGATCTAGGGTAGAAAGTATGGTAGAATTGTTTTCTCCCTTTGGGGTTAAGTTTAATTCTGCAACAAAAAATAAATACATTAAGCTGCTGTCGCAGAAAAAAATATCTCCGGCATTAACACTTGCATATTCTGAGGCGGTTAAACAAATATCAAGAAGGCGACAAAAGACTCTTATTAAAAATATCTCAAATTTTATGGATTACCATGCTACGCGGGGGGAAAAGGATGTAGTATTGGTTCAGTTAAATAAAGGCGAATCTAAACTTTATGATTTTGGTGTTTTAGGAACAAAATTAACAGGACATAAAGTTAATGTAGAGCTAACTACTGGGATTACGGATAAATTATCTGGCGGAGGGTATAAGGGTGGGAGTAAAATTCCAAAAATTGAGTTTACGTTAGATTCTACCGGAGATGTTCTTCTTATAGTGAGATTAAAACTTGAAGGGAATCGGGTTAGTTCAAAGGGAAAAAGGCTTCCATTAACTGTGAGGAATTATGTGGAAAAGGGTTCTGCGACAACGCAGTTAATAGCTGAATAACTATGCAATCATTTAATCAATTTCTGACAGAAGACGCAACAAAGAATCTTCATCTTGAACATCTTGAAGACCTTGTGTTCTTGTATGGTATTGATGGTGTTCGTTCTGGTATTAATTTTATTCAGTCTATTCGCGACATGCTCTCTGGGAATACGAATAAAAAGGTAGACCTTCATGTTAAGTGGGATGGCGCCCCGGCTGTATTTGCAGGAACAGACCCTGCCGATGGAAAGTTTTTTGTAGGAACAAAAGGCGTCTTTGCCAAGAATGCAAAATTAGTCAAGTCTAATGCCGACATAAAGAAGTATGGATATTCAGGCGGCCTTGCAGATAAACTAAAGGTTGCCCTGAAAGAACTACCAAAGTTGGGAATCAATGGAGTCATTCAGGGCGACATGATGTTCACCCAGGACGATTTGGATACCCAGAAGATTGACGGAGAATCTTATATTACATTTCAGCCAAATACAATTGTCTATGCGGTTCCTGTAAATT